GGCAGACAGATATCAAAAGCAATAGGAAGTTTTCCCTTTTGCTTAGAGATAACTGCCTGCCGGTTTTTTTGTTTTTGTCCTGAGGATGACGGTAAAAGCCTCTTTCTCACACCTGTTCACCCAGGCATGCAGAGGTGGCTCGAGCAGAGGTGAGAAGAAAGCTAAACAAACCCAGCCTACGAGCATGGCTGGCCCATTCGTAACGAGAAGTTTTCCCGTTCCGGACAGGTCAGTCATGCTCTTTTTGCGATTTACCTCCGGTTCGGGACCAGCGAACAGGAGGTATTCGCACATGAAAACCAATGACAATCAGAGTAAACGCATCTACGACAAGACCACCAAGCAGTGGTACGAAATCCCGGAGGACCAGTATCGCGAGTACGACCGCTGGCGCACGGCACTGAGGAAACGCATGCAGTATCGCGGAGAATGCTTCTGCCCGCGCAGCAAATGGTGGCTCTGCGATGGCATGTGCTTCGATTGTGAATTTCATAATCAGAACACCATCTCACTTGATGATCTACTCCCCGACGGCGAAGGTACCCTCGAGGACTACATTCCCAGCGATGTACCAACGCCGGAAGAAATCACGGCCGATCGTGATCTGCTGGAACGGCTCATCAAGCGTCTACATGAGATCGATCCGGACGCGGACCAGATCATTCAAATCTGGAAAGATAATCCAGCGGACATTTCCGACCGCAAAGTCGCAAATATCCTCGGCCGCAAGCAAAGAACATTCGCTGATGAAATGAAAAAATTCCGCGACGAATTCAAGGAATACCGCAACAAATAATTTTGAACTTTCCGTCTGCTGCTATCTCACCTCGAGATTGCAGCAGATTTTATGTTTTTTCTCCGCTCAAAACGACCTCCATTCTCCAGTAGAAGGTGTAAGGCGAAAAGCCAAATGAAAGGAAGGTGATTCATATGTATCGAAACTACGCAGACAGCGGAGGCACACGGATGAATACGGCTAGCGAAGAAATCAGACTCTTAAATGCCATTAGCCGTGTATCCGCTAGACTCGCAAGGAATCTTACAATCCTTGCCACATGCCAATCCGAGAAAGGAGATGAAAATTATGTCAAAAATGGAAAAGACCATCAAAGAACTTCGGAATGCCGCCGCTGTTATTAACAACGCAGCAGACTGGCTTTGTAAACAGGCTTCGGAAAACATCAGTGAGAGCTCCACTGTTCCTGTGCAGGAACTCACGCCCAAGAAAACCCTGGCGCTTGAGGATATCCGTCCAGTTCTTGCCGACAAATCCCGCGAAGGGTTTACCGATCAGATTCGTGACCTCCTTCGTAAGTACGGGACAGACCGGCTTTCAAAGATTGATCCGAAGGACTATGAAGCACTTCTGAAAGACGTGGAGGCACTGTCATGAGCCCTAGAAATCATGCAATCCTGTCAGCGTCCTCCTCGGAGCGCTGGATCCACTGCCCTCCTTCAGTGAGATTTGGAGAACGCTTTGAAGATAAAGGAAGTACTTATGCACTCGAAGGAACCTGTGCCCACGCACTGGCTGAATTCAAACTGAAGAGGGCTCTCGGTTTCCCTGCAAAAGATCCAACAGAGAATCTCGATTTCTTTAATAAAGAGATGGATGATGCTGCAGATGGATATGTCTCTTTTGTCTTAGAACAGCTTGAATCAGCGAAGAAAGCTTGCTGTGATCCGAAAGTGTGTGTAGAACAGAAAGTCAACTTCTCAGATTGGGTGAAAGATGGATTTGGCACTGCAGATGCGGTGATCGCAGCAGATGGAGTACTTCGGATTGTCGATCTGAAGTACGGAGCCGGCGTAGAGGTAAGTGCAGAGCATAACACGCAGCTTGCCTGCTATGCACTAGGAGCTATTGCTATGTTCGATGGCCTCTACGACATCGACACCGTATCCTTATCAATTTACCAGCCGCGCAGGCAGAACGTAAGCATATGGGAGATTTCTAAAGATGACCTTCTCTCCTGGGCTAAAAGTGTCTTAAAACCTGCTGCAGAACTTGCTTTTACTGGTGCCGGTGACTATTCCTGTGGATACTGGTGCAGGTTCTGTAAAGCCAGGATGATCTGCAGAAAGCGGGCCGAGGAGAATCTTAAGCTTGCGCAGGATGACTTCAAACTTCCACCAGAGCTTTCCGATGCAGAAATCGAAGTCATTCTTTCTAAGGTCGATGAGCTCACTGTCTGGGCGTCCGACATTAAAGAGTATGCCCTGCAGCAGGCACTTTCCGGGAAAGAATGGCGCGGTTTCAAGCTGGTCGAGGGACGATCTATCCGCAAGTACACTGATGAAGCGTCCGTTGCCAAGGCAGTCACCGATGCTGGGTACGACCCATATCAGAAAAAGCTGCTGGGCATTACAGCCATGCAGAGACTTCTCGGCAAATCCCGTTTTAATGAACTCCTGTCGGCATATATTGAAAAGCCGCAGGGAAAACCTACTCTCGTGCCGGACAGCGACAAACGCCCGGCCATGAACACAGCAAAAAACGATTTTATGGAGGAAAAATATCATGAGTAAAAGAATGAACAACCCGATGAAAGTTATCACTGGACCGAACACTCGCTGGAGCTACGCAAACGTCTGGGAGCCGAAGTCGATCAATGGAGGCACCCCGAAATACAGCGTCAGCCTCATCATTCCGAAGTCTGACACCGTAACACTCAATAAGATCAAGGCGGCTATCGAAGCGGCATATAAGGAAGGCGAGGTGAAGCTTCGCGGAAACGGAAAGAGCGTGCCAGCTCTTTCTGCAATTAAGAAGCCCCTCCGCGATGGTGATGCGGAGCGTCCAGACGATGAGGCTTACAAAAACGCATATTTTGTTAATGCCAACGCAACCACAGCGCCGGGCATCGTAGATGCCGACCTGAATCCGATTCTTACCCGCTCAGAAGTTTACAGTGGCGTTTATGGGCGCGCTTCTATCACCTTCTATGCCTTCAATAGTTCCGGCAACAAGGGCATCGCCTGCGGACTCAACAACTTGCAGAAGATCCGCGATGGGGAGCCTCTCGGTGGCAAAGCAAGCGCTGCATCTGACTTCGCGACTGACGACGATGAAGATTTTCTGAACTAAGCAATTGAAGTGAACAAATAACAGGCGGCGGGGATCAATCTCTGCCGCTTGTTTGATTGGAGGTAAAAATTGAAAACACTCAGCATCGACATTGAAACATATAGCGATATCAACCTCGGCAAATGTGGCGTATACAAGTACACCGAGTCCCCTGCTTTCGAGATCCTGCTCTTTGGATATTCCATCGATGGCGGTGAAGTGAAAACCATCGATCTTGCGCAGGGAGAAAAACTTCCGCAGGAGGTCGTCGACGCGCTTGTCAGCGATGAAGTGATCAAATGGGCGTACAACGCGAACTTCGAACGGGTATGCCTGTCGCGGTATCTGCGTGATATGGAAATCAGTCTTGATCCGTTTCACGATGATCACCCTCTGTCTATAGAACGTGCAAGGTTCCTGAATCCTGAAAGCTGGCGCTGCTCCATGGTCTGGGCATCTGCAATGGGTCTTCCCCGCTCTCTTGAAGGTGTCGGCACGGTCCTCGGGCTTGAAAAGCAGAAGCTCACAAAAGGCAAGGATCTCATCAAATACTTCTGCGTTCCCTGCGCTCCGACTAAATCAAACAGCGGCCGAACCAGAAACCTTCCCTGCCACGCCTCAGAGAAATGGAAGGCGTTTAAACGATATAACATCCGAGATGTCGAAACCGAGATGGGGATTAAGAAACGTCTTTCCAAATTCCCGGTGCCGGATTTCGTATGGGACGAGTACCATATCGATCAGGAAATCAACGACCGCGGCGTTCGCCTGGATATGGACCTTGTAGAAAAAGCGATCGAGATGGACTCCCAATCACGGTCAGAGCTCATGACCGCTATGAAAGCGATCACCTCTCTTGAGAATCCGAATAGCGTGCAGCAGATGAAACAGTGGCTGGCGCTGCAAGGAGTCGAGGTGGAAAGCCTCGGGAAAAAGGAAGTCTCCAAACTTATCAAATCCGTTCCACCAAGACTTAAAGAAGCTCTTAAGCTTCGGCAGCAGCTGTCAAAGTCGTCCGTCAAGAAATATCAGACTATGCAGCGGGCTGTATGTGATGACGGAAGAGCCCGCGGGATGTTCGCATTCTACGGTGCAAACCGTACAGGTCGTTGGGCCGGTAGACTCATCCAATTACAGAACCTCCCGCAGAATCATCTGGAAGATCTGTCATCCGCGCGGGCTCTGGTAAAATCCGGAAACTTCGAGGCCGTCAAAATGCTCTATGAGGATGTGCCGGACACACTTTCCCAGCTTATCCGAACTGCCTTCATTCCAAAAGAAGGCATGCTCTTTTACGTAGCTGACTTCTCGGCGATCGAAGCCAGGGTGATTGCTTGGTATGCCGGGGAGAAATGGCGACAGAAAGTATTTGAAGAAGGCGGTGACATCTACTGCGCATCGGCCAGCCAGATGTTCCACGTACCAGTCGTAAAACACGGCATAAATGGACACCTCCGGCAGAAAGGAAAAATCGCAGAGCTGGCCCTCGGCTACGGTGGATCGGTCGGTGCTCTGAAAGCAATGGGTGCTCTTGAGATGGGGTTATCCGAAGACGAGCTTCCTCCGCTGGTCGATGCTTGGCGAAAGACCAATCCTCACATCGTCCAGTTCTGGTGGGACGTCGACCGAGCAGTCATGAACGCAGTGCGCTACCACTCCCCTTCCACTATCTACGGACTGAACTTCGAATGCCGCTCCGGCATGCTGTTCATCCGGCTGCCCTCCGGCAGGAGGCTCGCTTACGTAAAACCGAAGATCGGAACAAATAAGTTCGGCGGCGAATGTGTTACCTATGAGGGAATCGGCCCTGCGAAGAAATGGGAAAGGCTCGATTCCTATGGGCCTAAGTTCGTGGAAAACATCGTACAGGCAACTTCACGCGACATCCTTTGCTACGCTATGAAAACGCTCCGCTACTGCCGGATTGTCATGCACGTTCACGACGAACTGATTATCGAAGCCGATCCATCCGTCTCACTTGATGCGATTTGTGAACAAATGGGCAGGACTCCTCCTTGGACTCCTGGACTTCTCCTTCGCGCAGACGGTTATACCACCCCGTTTTATAAAAAAGATTAATACATCTCCATCAATATACGTCGCTCACCTCCGAAGAAAAATGCGGAGGTGATTTTTTTCGCTCAAAACAGCAATCTTTCTCCAGTGGGAAGTAGAGGTTAATAACACCTCAGAAAGGAGGTAAACCACATGGATTTCAAAAGCGCCAAAACCGAGAATCAAAGAGCACTCAGGACTTTTCGGCCGATTGTGTACATCTGTTCTCCCTACTCCGGAGAAGCGAAGAACAACGTAATCGCTGCAAGACGCTTCTGCCGCTTTGCTGTAAGCAAAGGATACATTCCGTTTGCTCCTCATCTTCTTTTTCCGCAGTTCCTTGATGACAGCGATGAAACGGAACGCGAACTCGGTCTACTCTTCGGAAATGCCCTGATGAGTAAGTGCACGGAGGTCTGGGTATTCGGAAGCAGAATCACTGCCGGTATGAAAACGGAAATCAAGTGTGCGAAACGGAAAAATTACCGCTTGCGCTATTTTACAAATGATTGTCAGGAGGTTTAAGCCATGTACGAAGTAAAGGAAAACAGCAAGGTACTGTATGACGGAACAGAAATCACAACATATGAACGTGAGGTAGTCAGTTGCAACATTCTCGATGTCGAAGCCGGAACCACTGGTTATATGGGTGGCGACACCGGACACGGCGGCAGGACGTATTTTCGCATCTCGGATGAAGCATGCACCGATATGGGTGTTAATGTACTCCGCGACCGCTTTGGAGGTACGTCAGGCTTTGAGGTCTTTCTCGGTGGAGACTGCGAGCTTGAAACCATGATTCGAGCACTGAAGTTTATCACGAAGGTGCTGGAGGATGAATCAAAGGAGGTGCATGACTAAGCATGAAATTTACTTTATACATTGCCGACTGCACGGGGAACGAGGCCAATTGTCTCTATCCCCATAAAATGGTCATCAATAGTCCGGAAGATTTCGCCGCTGCCGCCTTACGCGATCACGTGACCGCAGCATATCAAAACAATTATCGCTCAAACGACAACTTTATCTCTGCTGATGCCATCGTCTGGGACTGCGACAATGATTTTTCAGAAAGCCCTGGCGACTGGATGACACCGGAAAAGCTGGCAAGCGGTGCGTTTGCGAACATTTCATTTGCCGCTGCTCCAAGCCGCCACAATATGCTTCAAAAGGACAGCTACTCCCCTCGCCCTCGTTTTCATCTGGTCGCTCCGATCAAAATCTGCACGGATGCCTCTACCTTCGCGGCGCTTAAGAAAACCGGCATGCAGCAGTTTCCGTTCTTTGATTCAAAGGCGCTCGATGCTGCCCGGTTTCTGTATGGTGCAAAGGTGAAACCGGATGAGGTATTCTGGCATGAAGGTACGCTTACCATTGATGAGATCTTGCCAAGTGCACCAGACGAAGAAGCACTGGAAGAGCCCATTTATACTGGAGGCTCTATTCCTGAAGGAAGCCGTAACAACACAATGTCTCATTTTGCAGGCCGCGTGCTGAAGCGCTTCGGCGATACAGACAAAGCCTATGAGGCATATCTAAAGCGTGCCAGCAAATGTGATCCGCCACTTCCAGCCAAGGAACTGCGCACCATCTGGCGCAGCGCACTGAAGTTCTTCAAGAAAAAAGTGGAAGGAAGTTCTGATTACGTCCCTCCTGACGAATATGAGAACACCTTCGGCACCTGTTTTCTTAAGCCGGATGACTACTCCGATATCGGCGAGGCCAAGGTCATTTCTAAAGAGTGCAAGAACCAGTTACGCTTTACGAGTGCTACAGACTTCATCGCCTTTGGCGGAGATCGCTGGTATGAGGATAAGCAGAGATCTCTTGGAGTCGTTGAAAATTTTATGGATGATCAGCTTGTCGATGCGACGGAAGCAATCCGCATCGCGGAGGAAAACCTGATCGCCATCGGCATTTCAAAAACAGACGTCAAAGCAAGAGGCAAGGCTCTCGTCAATGCGGTGCCTGAAAACAAGATGGTCCTTCTCTATGCACTGCTTAGCGCAGATTCATATAAGAAATTCGTCATGAAATATCGCAACTACAAGAACATCGTCAATGCCCAGAATGCTGCAAAGCCGATGCTGGCACTCGACGTTTCCGAGCTCGATTACGATCCGGATCTTCTCAACACACCAGACGCCACCTATGACCTGACAAAAGGACTCTCTGGCAGCCATCTGCATGATCCAGATGATCTCATCACAAAGATCACGGCCTGCTCTCCCGGTGACAAAGGAAAAGATATCTGGCTTCAGAATCTGGACCTGTTCTTCTGTAGCGACCAAGAGCTCATCGACTACGTACAGCAGATCGTGGGCATGGCGGCAGTCGGGCGCGTCTACGCTGAGCAAATGATTATTGCCTACGGAGGAGGCGCGAATGGTAAATCCACATTCTGGAACACTGTCGCCAGAGTCCTCGGAAACTACTCCGGCAAGATCTCCGCAGAAGCGCTCACCATGAACTGCAAGCGGAACGTCAAACCGGAAATGGCAGAGCTTAAGGGAAAGCGCCTCATCATCGCATCGGAGCTTGAAGAAGGTCAACGGCTGAATACTGGCATGGTGAAGCAGCTCTGCAGTGTGGATCCGATCGAGGCAGAGAAAAAGTATAAAGATCCGTTTCATTTTGATCCCTCACACACGCTCGTCCTCTATACGAACTACCTGCCCAAGGTGTCTGCAAACGACGACGGCACCTGGAGAAGGCTCATTGTGATTCCATTCAATGCGAAGATCACCGGGAACTCCGACATCAAAAATTACTCGGACTACCTCTTCGAACACGCTGGGCCTGCGATCCTTTCATGGATCATTGAAGGCGCGGAGACTGCAATCGCTAAGGGATTCAAGATATCAGAGCCGAAGGCGGTCAGAGATGCCGTGGACAAATATCGCGAAGACAATGACTGGCTGGGACAGTTCATCGATGAGCACTGCGATGTAGATCCATCATATACAGAAAAATCCGGAGACCTCTATCAGCAATACCACGCGGTCTGTTTTCAGAGCGGTGAATACGCGAGAAGCACAACGGATTTTTACGGAAATCTGGAGAAAGCCGGATTCAAGCGAAGAAAGACCAGATCCGGGATGCTCGTTTACGGTCTGAAACTAAAAACCGGTCAAGATTTTCTGGACTAAAAGTAAAAGTGTGCAGGTCGAGAAGGTCTATATACAAAAGTCCCTATAGAAATAAAATTTATATCTATATAGAGGTTTTAGGAATCGACCATCTTGACCTGCACACCTATGATTTCAAGGAGGAATGCATGAACGAAAAGGAAATAGAACGCAAATTAGTCATGATGGTAAAAAGCGCGGGCGGGATTGCACCTAAGTTCGTCTCACCTGGTTTCTCAGGAATGCCTGACCGCCTCATCCTGATGCCTGACGGACATATGGCGTTCGCAGAACTGAAGGCACCCGGGCAAAGGCCGAGACCGCTGCAACTGTCACGTCACCATCTCCTTCGGAAGTTGGGATACAAGGTCTATGTAATTGACGACGTAATCGAGATTGGAGGGATGCTGTATGAACTTCAAACCCTATGATTACCAGAAATACGCCATTGACTACATCAAAACGCATCCGGTCGCTGCAGTCCTTTTGGACATGGGTCTTGGCAAGACGGTGATCAGCCTGACGGCAATTTTCGATCTTCTGTTTGACAGCTTTCAGGTCCACCGCGTTCTGGTAATCGCGCCACTACGCGTGGCAAGGGACACCTGGCCTTCTGAGATCAGGAAGTGGGATCACCTGTCCGGCCTCACCTACGCCGTCGCAGTCGGGACTGCCAGAGAACGAAAGGCCGCTCTGATGCAGAGCGCGGATGTCACGATCATCAACCGCGAAAATCTCGTATGGCTGATCGAGAAATCTGGCATCCCATTCAAATACGACATGGTGGTCGTCGACGAGCTTTCATCCTTCAAGAACCACCGGTCAAAACGCTTCAAGGCACTCATGAAGGTTCGCCCATCCGTAAAAAGAATCGTCGGCCTCACCGGAACCCCTTCCTCCAATGGACTCATGGATCTGTGGGCGGAGTTCAAGCTTCTCGATCAGGGAAAACGGCTCGGGCGATTCATCGGTCAGTACCGGCTGAATTATTTCGTGCCAGACAAAAGGAACGGCGAGATGATCTACTCTTACAAACCGCTGCCAGGAGCCGAAGACGCTATCTATAGGCAGATCTCTGATATCACGATCTCAATGAAGTCAACCGACCATCTGAAGATGCCGGAGCTGATTTCCACGAAATACGAGGTGCAGCTTTCCGAAGAGGAACGCAATCGATATGATGCACTGAGAAACGACCTTGTGCTTCAGCTTCATGGTGATGAAATCACAGCCGCAAACGCCGCAGCTCTCACCGGCAAGCTCGCGCAGCTTTCCAATGGCGCAATCTATTCGGACGACGGAAAGATCATTGCATTTCACGATCGAAAGCTCGATGCCCTGGAGGACATCATCGAAGCAGCAAACGGCAAGCCTGTACTCGTCGCCTACTGGTTCCGGCACGATCTTGAAAGGATCCGAAAACGGTTTGACATAAGGGAACTCAAATCATCCAAGGACATTGCAGACTGGAATACGGGTCAGATTCCGATCGGGTTGATCCACCCCGCCTCCGCAGGCCACGGCCTGAACCTTCAGGACGGCGGCAGCACGCTTGTCTGGTTTGGATTGACATGGAGTCTTGAGCTCTACCAGCAGACGAACGCAAGACTCTGGAGGCAAGGTCAGAAAAGTCGAACCGTGGTCATTCAGCACATCATTACATCAGGCACCATCGATGGTCGGATCCTGAATGCGCTGCAGCGCAAGGACAAGACACAGTCTGCCCTAATCAATGCAGTGAAGGCGGTGCTGCGATGATTGACCCATACGAGAACCTCGCGAACGCCATCGTGCTGCAGGCCGTCAAGGATTACCGAAAAGCATTAAAGACGCTGCAGATGAATCCGATGAGCAGATCAGCAAATGCGGACAAGAACACGCTGGAACGATTCTTTCTCTCCGATTGGTACCGGCTGCTGACCGCAGTCGACGGAGAGATGCTGATAGAGAAAATAAATCAGGAGGTGAAAGAATGACCCCAAAACAATATTTAAACCAAGCAAAACACTTGGATGCGATGATCAACTGCCGTTTAAGAGAGATCGACTACTGGAAGGAACTCTCGGTATCCATCACCTCAGGACGATATGACGGCATGCCCCACAGTCCCAACCGTCCTGCTGATGCAGCCTTTGTTCGCTGCATCGAACAAATCGATGAAGCACAGAAAGATGTGGCTGAGAAGGTCGCAAGGTTGATCACCCTGCGTGAAGAGATCAGCAGCCGGATCAGCATGCTTCCAAATCACGACGAACAGCTGGTGCTGCGCTTCCGTTACATCGATGGATGCACCTGGGAAGATATCGCAGACATCTTGAACGTCTCGATTCGTACCGTCCATCGCATACACGGATCGGCGCTGCAGAATTTTTCCGTGCCGGAATGAAAGTTGGCACACTTTGTCACAGTTTGTCATACCCGACCTGTGCTATAGTTATAATGACGAAAGAGAATAAAGATACATGCCTCGAAAGGTTAATCCCTTCCGGGGCTTTTGTTATGCAAGGGAGTGAAAGTCATGCCAAGGAAACCTAAGCGTCCCTGCCGCTACCCAGGCTGCAGCAACCTCGCTGAAGATGGTGAGCAGTACTGCCCTGCTCATAAGAAACAGATGCAGCAGCACTACGACCACTTCACCCGCGGCTACAACGGACATAAGCGTTACGGGAGTCAGTGGAGAAAGATAAGGACCCGCTACGTAAAAAAGCACCCTCTCTGCGAGGAGTGCCTAAAGCAAGGGCGCTACGTTCCAGTTGAGGAGGTCCACCATATCATTCCGATCTCCGAAGGTGGAACGAACGACGAAAGTAACCTCGAAAGTTTATGCCGGAGCTGTCACGAGAAGATCCACGGGAAACGCGGTGACAGATAAAAAGACCGCCCCATTGCAGGCGGTCTTTGTTACATGTTAAAGAGATCCGCATGGCTTCCAGTGTCTACCAATGTCAGTGTGAGGATGTCGTTCTCTATCAGATAGACGAGAAGCCAGTCCGGCTGAATATGACATTCACGGAAGCCTTTGAGTTTTCCCTTCAGTTCGTGGTCATGGTACTTCTCCTCCAGTGCTTTACCCTGACGTAAAGTGTTGATGACGTCATCAAGAAGAGAAAGGTCCAGCCCACGCTTCTTCATCAGCTTATAGCTTTTCTTATAAGCCGAAGTAAATTTGACGTTTAAGTTCATTCAGGCTTCAAGAGCTTTCTTAAGATCTTCCATGCTGGTGTATCCCGGCACGTCAGGGTCACGGGAAATGCGCTTTGCCTCATCGGCAGCGCTGAGCAATTCTTTAGAGTACTGTGGAACCTCAACCTTGAAAGGAAGTCCGCCTCTCATAATGCACTGTCTTAAGAAAATATTGACAGCGCCGGACATATCCAGACCGAGTTCATTAAAGAGTTCGTTCGCCTGCTTTTTGACACCGGAATCAATACGGATCTGAGTTGGAACTGTAGACATATAAATCATCTCCTTTCAGCTCAGATTATAGCCCGTTTGGTTTACGTTGTCAATCAAAATGATAATATTCTGTCGGTAGGGGCGGTCTGAATCTCTAAAGGCAATCAGCCAAAAGACCGGCGCCCCCTATCGCGTGAATTTTTTCCGGTTCAAACGGGTGATTAAACCCTGCCAACTTCAGAAAGGAGATGAAAAGCGTGGCAAGAGATGGAACCTACCGCGGCGGCAGACGAATACGTGCCGGTGACAAACCGGCATCTGCCGCTGAGAAAATAGCAAAAGGACAGAGACCTCTGATCATGAGAAATGACATTCCGGATCTCGAACCAGAAGAACTGGATGCCGTGGATCTTCCGGAAGGCGCTGTGCTTCAAGGAGCCGACATGCCGAAGCCTGATGAGTATCTGTCCGCAAAGCAGAAAAATGGCAAGCCGCTCGGCGCGGACGCCATCTACAAAGAAACCTGGCTCTGGCTCAAGAAACGTCACTGCGAGAATCTCGTGAACAAGCGTCTCATCGAGTCCTATGCACAGAACTTCGCCAGATACATTCAGTGCGAAGATGCGATATCGACCTACGGACTCCTCGGCAAGCACCCGACGACTGGCGGCGTAATCTCCTCCCCCTTCGTTCAGATGGCTTCTCAGTTTCAGAAATCCGCCAACCTGATCTGGATGGAGATTTATGACATCGTAAAGCAGAACTGCACCGAGGAGTTTACGGATAATCCGAATGACACGATGGAGCAGCTCCTCCGCTCACGGAAAGGACGATAAATGGATAACGAAGAAAAGCAAACACAGTACTATCTCGCTGATATAGATACGATCATACCATACGCCAGAAACGCCAGAACACACTCCAAGGAACAAATCGCTCAGATCGCCGCATCAATTAAGGAATTTGGCTTCCTTTCTCCAATAGTTGTATCGGATGACAATACGATTCTCTGTGGTCACGGCAGGTACTATGCGGCACAGCAGCTTGGACTTAAAAAGATACCGTGCGTGAAAGAAAAATGGTTGACCGATGCCCAGAAGCGTGCCTATACCCTCGCTGACAATCAGCTGGCTTTAAATGCCGGATGGGACGAGGACATGCTCTCTGTAGAACTATCTGATCTTCAGGCTGACGACTATGATCTGTCGCTTCTCGGATTCGATGAAAAGGATCTGGAAAAACTGATGATGAATCCCGATGATACAGGTGCAAAGGACGATGATTTCGATCTGACTGCTGCTCTTGAGAAAGCCTCCTTCGTAGAAAAAGGTGATCTCTGGACAGTCGGAAAGCACCGGCTGCTCTGCGGAGACGCTACTTTCTCTGAAGATGTAGATACACTTATGGGTGATAAGACCGCAAACCTTATCGTAACGGATCCGCCGTATGGAGTCTCGTTCAAGGCGTCCGACGGACTTACGATTGAAAACGATAGCTTAAAAGGCGATGAATTTTATCAGTTCCTGCTTGCTGCATTTACCAACATGGCGGATCACTTAGAGAAAGGTGGTGCTGCGTATGTGTTTCATGCAGATACGGAAGGGCTCAACTTCCGGAAGGCCTTCATCGATGCAGGATTTCACTTAGCCGGTGTGTGTATTTGGGTAAAGAACTCACTGGTACTTGGAAGGTCGGATTATCAGTGGCAGCATGAGCCGATCCTTTACGGATTCTTACAGAATGGCAGACATCCGTGGTACTCTGACCGGAAACAGACGACGATCTGGAACTTCGACAAACCGAAACGTAACAAGGACCATCCGACATCTAAACCGCTTGATCTTCTCTCCTACCCGATCAAAAATTCCAGTCAGGAAAACGCGATCGTGCTCGACACCTTCGGTGGCTCCGGTTCCACGATGATGGCCTGCGAGCAGATGAACCGGACCTGCATGACAATGGAACTCGACCCGAAATACGCATCGGTCATCCTCCGTCGATACGTGGAAGATACCGGTGATTCCGAGCACGTGTTTGTCGAACGTGGCGGGAAGAAAATCCCATATTCTGACCTGGTCAAAGAAGTCGAAACCGCCTGAAGAATTCTCACATAAAGCTTGATATTTAAGGCTTTTAGAGCGATATATGTACGTACCAAAAGAACACATCACAAGGAGGTACGCAACATGAAATTAAGCTATAACGCAACAGGAGAAGAACGGAAATCCCTGGTTACAGAGATCTGCCGGATCACCGGAGATGTATCCGAGTACCAGTACATGCCGACCTGCGCCTACAAGATCGGTGATGTCACGGTGGATAAAACCGGAACCGTATTCTGCGAAGATGAAGAAAAGCTCCGTCACATCGAAGAAGAACTGAAGAAAGTCGCCTTTGTACCATCAGACAATGTTGAGGACGAAAAGGTCGAGGAAGAAAAATGCGGACTTACCATCGAGGTTCCGCTCGATAAAGTAAGCGTCGGCAACCTTTCCAACATCCTTCAGGCAAAAGGAACGCTGATCCGTCATGCCCTTGGGATCAGTGACCTTGGGTTTGAGATTAAGGAAGACCGGATTGCATTCCCATGGTTTTCTGAAATGCCGGAGGCAGAGGAAGCGAAAGCCTATACGGATTTCATTTCCAAGCTCTGTAAACTCACTAAGGAACTTAAGCGGGCAAGCAGCAGAGAGATGCCGGTAACCAATGAGAAGTACACGTTCCGCTGCTTCCTTCTTCGGCTCGGATTCATCGGATCAGAGTACAAGAAGGAACGGAAAATCCTGCTTGAGAATCTCTCCGGAAATTCCAGCTGGAAAAACGGCGCTCCGGAAACGGAGGTGCAGGCATGAGAACGATCAGTGCAGAGCAGCTTGAAGACTTAAGAAAACAGTACCCTGACGGAACCCGCGTGGAGCTTCTTCAGATGGACGATGTCCAAGCACCACCTGAAGGAACGTGTGGCACGGTCAACGGCATTGACGACACCGGTTCCCTGCTTGTCAGCTGGGACGACGGTTCTGGCTTGAATGTGATCTACGGTGAGGACATCGTAAGAAAGGTCGGTGAATGACATGGACAAAAAAGTAAAAGAACAGATTCTCGCGATCCAAGGCACCGGCCTTACGAACATGTTCGACTTGAACATGGTGCAGCGTCTCGCCTACAAGCGGGATTTCTACGACTTGGTCCTCTACCTCACATTTCACCGCAGAGAATACGTCCATTTCATTCTTCATGGAGATAGCGAAAACGCCTGAAAAATACACATTTTCTCCGATAAATGACTTGCTATTACATCCGTTTAGAGTGATATATACACTAACAAAAGAAACACACCAAACAAACGGAGGCAAACCATGAAGAACATTTTCGAAGAAACCTACAGAACCATCCAGGAAGCAAAGAAAGCTTATGACAAAGCGGAAACCGCAGAAGAAAGAGACATCGCAAGGGAAACCGCAAACGCAGCGATGGATAAACTCAGAAACCAGGGAGATGTCGCCTACACCATCTGGAGAGCCTTTGAGAAGTCAAAAGACAACGAGAACGAAATCCTAAACTTCGACGACGTCATCTGGGATCGGGATGTGGAAGCCATCACAGCCTGCCTTAAGGAAAACGGAATCAAGGAATTCACCTACTCCTGCCAGGCAACCGACGCGGTTGAAACCCTCTGGCTTTTCAAAGAAGCCGGCTGCAGGATCGGCGAGATGATCGAGGTAAACGTTCGGAGAGCCTTCTTCGGAGAAGGCTACGAAAAGGCGCATGCCTTCAAGATGAGCATCTGCTAAAGGATGCCGGAAGGAGCCCATAAACGGGCTTTTTCTCGTACAGGAAGTCTATGAATAAATACTTCATATCCGAAAGATACCGCTTGCTATATGTGCGCATCAGAGCGAATATACACATACCAAAAGAAAAGCGCACAAAGCAAGGAGGAAGAAAACTATGTGGAGCAAGGGAAGCATCGAGATTGAAAACACGATTTGTAATTACTGGGTAAAGCATTATGAAGAGCCGAGCGAAGACTACGGCATCGACGGAGGAAGAATCAGCAAGTTGATGATCAAGGTGGATGGAAAAACCACATTGAACTACGACAGAGGCTGGGATATCGAGCCGGAGGATGAAGCAAGCCAGCTGGCCTACGGAATCCTGATTCACGAATATAACTAAGAAAACAAAAGGAAGC